CCTTCTCCTTTATTTGGGCGTCCTTCTCCTTTATTTGGGCGTCCTTCTCCTTTATACGCTCATCGAGGAGTTCGATTTGGGCTTTGAGAACATCGGGAGAGTCGGAATAGTCGTGGCGGTTGTCGATGGGGGAATTGTTCAGATGATTTTGTCCTTGAATCACAACTATCGAGCAGTAGTCCCCAACTTTTTGCTCAACATTCCCTAAAATACTGCCCTTTCCTGTAAGAAGATAGTCTGTACTAATACTAGGGAATTTTTCTTGAATTTTGTTCGCCATTGCCTTTGAAATACCGCATTTACCAGACTTAATGTCATAAAAAACCTGCGGTGTATTCATTCCTAAAGCAATGGACAATTGCCGCGCATTCATATTCAAGTGCACGAGTAATTCTTCAAGTATTTGTTTATCAATCCTTTCCATAACTATCTGATTTTTTCGATGAAAACTTATTGAATTATTCTTGTTTTATTAAAGAATAATTCTTTACTTTGTCGTCGAAATGTTAATTAACTAACTAATAAATTAACTAATTAACTAATAAACCCCGTAAAGATAAGTAAAATTCTTAATACTCACAATGTTATGTGGATGGATAAAGACCAAAATGGACGGATGACAATAATGGACATCCGGATAGATGAAGCAATGTTGCTCAAGGACGCCGCAGGATTGCTCCTCGAACGCATTGAAGAGCGATGGAATGCAATGACTCCCGAAGCACAGTCGCTCAGTTGGACTAAGATTCAGCACGAAAAGGAAGTCGAAACGCTCAAGCGACTCAATCAGGCTATCAACCTTTACTTCCCGATGATCAGGAAAATGCCGGAGACAGTGGGTGATGTGGGAGACAGATAGACTATGCGCCGCGAGTTCCGACATTCCGAGAATAGTTTAGGGGTCGGTGATATGCCGGAGCGCGGTGCTTTTATTCGAGACATCTTATAATCAATCTTAAATACATTATAATCAATCTTAAATACATTATAATCAATCTTAAATACAACAGTTATGAAATCTTTAGAAGAAATTATCGAAATCCTGGTAGACTGGGCAGACGAAACGGACGGAGCTTATGTAATCTCACTCGGAACGCCGGGCGGAGAGTTAGCTGAGGCAAAAGGCAACATCCATTTTTACGGAAATGACGAAATCCAACTTGCGTGTTTTGACGCAATGTTCTCGCCTTGGACACGGGAATGCAGGAAGAAACTACAGAAAAAGGTTGTACCGGCAGGCAAGTATAAGTCGGATATTACGGTTAGAGCGTAGTGATACGCCCACGACAGAACAGAGAGGACACTCTGGAAAGACGGAGTGACACCCCGGAAAGACGGGGAATTGGGGATGCAGACCGCGCGGGCGGTAGAAGCGGCATAGTTCATCGAAATATGACACACAGCTCATCGGGCGATGTAGGCTTGAGTTTATAGCAGTGGTGGAAGGATATAACGCACAGTAAGCTCCAAAGCGTAGGATGTGCGGAAAGCCCAGGCACCATCAGCCTCGCGGCTCAAGACTTCGCAACCGGCCAATGCCGGAAGTACGTGAAGCGGGCGAAAGTCCGAACCGTCAAATCTGGTACGATGAGCGAGTCAGGAATCTGGACCGATGAACAAACCGAATACCTGAGCAGAGGGTTCGACTCCCTCCATCCCCACAAAATCAAAATTGTTTCAATATGGCAAAGACAAATTGTAGAGCAAGAATTCTGGCACTTGAGCCGGGCGAGGACACCACCCTTCGAGGGTGCAAAGTTTCCGTTGTCAGAGTGACCGTGTCGGTCATCTCAAGGGATTTCAACAGGATTTACACGGTTTCGGCTCCCAAGGGCGCTCCTATCGTTGTTTCCCGCGTAAGGTAGCCGTGCGATGGGACTGAACATTTCAAAGGAAAGCACATTGAGGCTTTCGACGATTACGGGTGCGGTTCTCGCGGATGCGGGGTTAATACTCATTATGCTTGACAAGACACTCACAGGCGTTTTGTCTCTATTCCTGGCAGCTCTTTTCATAGGGCTCGCCGCTGCAATGCTCAGAAAGTGATGACTGCGGAAAGATGGTGGTGCGATGATGCCCACACGGTATTCATAAGATGCACAACTCCCAGGGCAGTGTGCGTTAATCCGCAATCAGAGTTCGCCGACAAGCTGGAGAGAGAACTCCGCCCGGTAACGCTGGAAGAATACTACAAATATGAACTTTATTTAGATTAATGAACTATGGATAATTTTTCAATCAAACTCGATTTTATGAAGTTCAAGGGCGCGAAGCTCGTCACAGCCCAGGGACACAAAGGCGTTTTCATCCCGGTTGATGAGAATCAGGCAATCTATGTCGGCAGCAAGGGTGTCTATCTCAACCTTTCTGCCATCGAGCTTTCGCAGGAAAGCAAGTACGGTGACACGCACCTCGTGAAGGGCAATATCGACAAAAAGACATTCGACGCGATGACGGAGGATGAACGCCGTTCCCAGCCGATTCTCGGCAATATGCGTCCGCTCAGAGCGCCCGAAATGGCTGCCCAAGCAGTGCAGTTCGATGACGACCTTCCAGAATGATTAAAGCCGCCCGCATCCCGGGCGGTTTTGGTAACAAAAAGGAAAGGAGTTTAATAAATAGGTTAGTATTATATGATACGCAAGGAACAGATTTTTGAGGCGACGGAGGGCGGAAAGGCTGTCATCGCGGGATATTATCCTCAGAGTGCTTCGTGCTTTTCGGGGCGCGGGCGCAACTTCAGGATTCGGGAGGACGACAAGAGCCCTTCCTGCACCGTGTTCCGGAAAGAGGGCGTCTGGTTCATCCAGGATAAGGGCGGAAACGACACCAAAGCCTACACCGCCATTCAGCTCGTAATGAGGGAGGAGGGGCTGGACTATCCGGCGGCGATAAACTGGATTGCCAGGAAATACGCCCCGCATCTTCTTGAGGGAGACGCGGCCGCCTCAGAGGTGAAGCCGATGCCGGATATGAAGAAGGTCAAGGGACAGGAGAAGATGTCCGTAAACCTCAGGAAAGGCGGCAAATTCACCGACAGGGAGCTTTATCTTCTCGGCTACAAGATCACGCCCGAAATCTGCGCCGACCTCTGCCTGAAACCTGTGGATTCCTACATCACGGCAAAGAACGCCAAAGGAGAGAGCTGGCAAATATCATCAACAGACAACTACCCCATTTATTATTACGACTATGGCAAATGGGGCAAACTCTATCAGCCGCTCGGAGACATCCGTTTTATGTACGTTGGCGAAAAGCCTGAGGACTATTTCTTCGGAGAAAAGGATTTCATAAAGGCATACGCCGACGCGAAGAATGGAGTCTATCACGGAATCGTCGAGGCGGAACCGGTTGACGGAGAGGAATTGGGTCCAGCCGTCGATATGACCTGGAAAGAACTCATCATCTGTTCGGGGCCGTCCGATGCGCTGAACGTCCATTCCGCCGGTTATCACGTATGCTGGCTAAACTCAGAGACTGCGGAGCTTACGGAATATGAGTTCTCTCTGCTTCAGAAGATTGCCAAAAAGATATATATCCTCTACGATATCGACGACACTGGGATAGCCAATATGTACCGCATTGCGCTGCGCTATCTCGACATCAACATCATCCGCCTCCCGGAGGAACTCAAACGCTTCAAAGACCGTAAAGGCAAGCCTTGCAAGGACGCGAAGGATTTTTTCGTGCATTTCCGCAGACCGGAGAACCAGAACCCCGTCTCTCTTTTCAAAGAGCTGGTGAAACTCTCCGGTGGGCTGAAGTTCTGGCAGGAGAAGAAGACCAAGACGGGAGGATTCGGCGGATACGACATAAACAACGAACAACTGTATTCTTTTCTCGAAGCTTCGGGATATTTCCGCATCGCGACCAATCCGGACTGCACGGACTTCGCCTTTTGTCAGGTGAAAGACAATGTAGTGACAATTATCGGCGACGACAGCATTTCAGCGCACTGTTCGGCCTATCTTCTGGAGTATCTCCGCACCCACGCGAACTATTACAACCAGACACTCGCGAACACCATCCACCGTTCTCCGCAAATCAGCCGGAGTTCGCTGGAGAAACTCTCGGTGATTGTGCCGGACTTCAACGCATTCGACGAGCATTCCGACACATTCTTCTTCAACAACGGACCGGTGAAGGTCACGGCCACGGGCGCGAAACTCATGAAACCGTCGGATTGTCCGTACAATGTCTATCGCAGCAAAATCATCGAGAGAGACTTCCGGGTGGAGCAGCCCTTCTTCGACATCGAGTATTCCGAGGAATATGCCACTCTGCTGAACCGTCTTTCCATCCTCTCCCCCGACACCCCCGACTATGTTCAAACCAAAAAGCAAGTTGACGCTCTGGATGAGCTTAAGAAGTATCGGCTGAAGATTTTCCGCAACGACAACACATTTATGCGCTTTGTCTATAACACAGGGCGCAACTATTGGAGAAAGGAGGAATTGGGCATCAGTCTGACACCGGAGGAACAGGCGGAAACGGACCTTCACTTCATCTCGAAGGTTATGGCACTTGGCTACATTATGAGCAAACACAAGGTTGCCGGCCAGCCTTACGCGATTTATGCTATGGAGACGGAGCAGTCTGAGGAAGGCACCCACCTGGGAGGTACGGGCAAGTCCCTGTTTATGACAAGTACGGAGCAGCTTCGCAAGCAGCTGTTCATCAACGGTCAGGAAATCAATCCGTCAAAGACGGACTTTATGCTTGCCGGAGTGCGCAGCGGAATCACCGACACTGTCTATTTCGACGACTTGAACGACAGCATCGACCTGCACCGCTTTATGCCTATGATTACAGGAAAGATGGTGGTGAACCCGAAGAATAAGGATGCTTTCATACTGGAATTCAAGGATAGCCCCAAAGTGGCTTTCACCTCCAACCACGCAATCAAAAAATTCGATGCATCGCTCCGCCGTCGTACCTGGTTCACAGCGTTCACGGACTACTACCACTCCGACGATCCGATGCGTGGTCTGAAGGAGCGCTCTCCATACACGGAGTTTCACAAGAACCTCATCCAGGACTATTCCCCGGATGAGATGAACGGATTTTACAACTTTATGTTCAACTGCATCTCCGCCTGGCACAAGCTCCGCATCCGGATTCAGCCACCGATGAAGCAAATCGAGCAGCGCAACCTCCAGAGAGCCATCACCGACGAATTCATCTGGTGGGCTGAAGACTGGTTCACGGAGGAACGTCTCGATGTGATTGTGAATAAGGACGAGGCATTTGACGCCTACAAGTCTACTCTGAACAGGAAGATTCAAGACAGCATCAAGATGCAGACATTCAAGAAAAAACTCATAATGTACTGTGCTTATAAGGGCTGGGTGTTCAATCCACCTGAGCTTCTTCTCTCCGAGACCGAGAGGCAGCGCAACGACATCCGCCGCAAAGCCGACGGCAAAGACCTCTATTTCTTCTACATCGATACGAGAAAGGATAATGAGGAGAAGCTTGATGCGGCGTCAATTATCGACGCTCCGCCTGAGTGCGAGGCTTTGGGGCCGGGGGTAATCGGGACGTCGGCTGAAACCGGTCAGCCGGATGTTGCGCAGCCGCCATTTATATAACGGTCATCGATGCTCTTGTGCAAAAACAGTTCACAAGCGCGTCAAAAAAAGCACTTTGACAGGGGGTTCGCCTTTCGCGGACCCTTCTTTTTGGAGGAGGAGAATTTTTGCTGACGAGTTCAAGGTATATATTTCTTTGACCTTTTGACGCCTTAATAGTAAAAAAGAGTATAAGTAAATGAAAATAAGAGAGTTAAACGGCGTCAACTTGCGGCGTCAACTTGGGTCAAAATGGTTTTTGCTGACGCCGATTTCGGGACATTTCGGGGGTATGTGCGGGAGTATGAAAACAAAGTTGACGCGCTTGAATATCAGCGAGTTAGACCATTTTGGCGCTTTTTGGCGTCAACTTGATAAAAAACAAAGTTGACGCCGACACCCCTACTGAATATCAGAAAGTTACAAGGATTTTGCGTCACGGCGTCAAAGCGTCAGAAAATTTGCGACCTCAAAACTCTCAGAAATTTTTGAAGAGAAAAAACACCTGTTTTTCGACATAATTATGACTGAAAAAAGCACACAATCCAAGACAAAAACGGCCGTTCCGGAGAGGTTGGAGTTCAATGCCGAAGTTTACGGCCGTTCGATGCCGCTCTGGCATTACAGGGAACTTCCTCCAGGGATGGTCAAGGCGGAACAGAAAGACCTCTACCGGGGGCGCTGCGTCCTCTATAGAGTGGAACTCGGACCGGACAAAGGGGACTGGTACAGCGACTATGTCCGGGACAGCAACTACCGCATCCTCTGTCGGATGATTCGGGAGGGGAAGGATGTATGGATTAAGTAACAAAGTTGTTGTAAAAGCGGTTAAATATGCTTAACTTTGTGAGTGTTAGGTGTTTGAAAGGCGGATTACTATGTTGATAAAACTCAAATTTGACACTAAACTGAGACTCGACTACCTCGGTTTCCTCTTTCCGAGGATTCCCGGAGAGGATGTCTATAAGGTCAGCACACGTGAACCCATAGGAGAACTCCTGTGTGCCCGCGTTCGGGAGTCGTGGCGTCCGGTGGCTGAACCGGCTGGCGAACTCGTTGCGACTCTCGATTTGCCGCTGAATCCTGCGACCAGAAATGTGGTGAACAAATTCATCTATTATTCACAGGCGGACACCGTGGCTCTGATGATGGCGTTTTCCGCGACATTCGATCTCGACTTCGCCGGCTACTACCGCAAGGGCGAGAGTCTCGGCTACGGACGCAAGGAGATTGTCGAGGCGTTCATCATCTCCCGCAACCTGGTGGAAGTGGATTGCAGCGACACTCTCTACAAACGGGTTTACAGGACGAGCCAGCGCCAGATGAAGTCTCTGACACAGCGCCTTCTCCGCCGCTGCTACTATCTCGATGAAAGCATAAACCTTAAAGGATTGAAAGATGATACGAATAATCAACGAAGTTCTGGTGAGCCCGGCAACAAGCGGGTTCGACCTTCTGAAGATGTCAAGGCTGCCGATGATACCCGCATCCGGCACGCTGGAAAGCAAGGAGACTGTCAGCGAGAACGGACGCTCTTTGACCTATAAACTCGCATTGCGCTGCAAGGGTCTTTCGCCCGCCGTCAGGGAGACGCTGCGTGATGGATGCATTGCCCGCGTTGTCTGTGCGGATCAAAGTTGCTGCGCCGTAGATTATTTCCTCGGCACGGAAGACATCCCCCTGCACTTCGAGCTGGAGGACAATCTCGACTTTCTCCAACTCTCCGCCACCTACAAAACAGTTTCGCGGCTGTAAACAGAGGATTTAACCTCCCATCGGAAACTATTTCCTTGGAGCGTTCAATGTCGCCGTTGCGGTCTTATGTATCGTGGTCAGTATCTGGTAGCATAACAATCAAAAAGAAGTAAAATACAATGAAAGTTTTATTATCAATTAAACCTGAATTCGTGGAGAAGATTTTTGATGGGAGTAAAAAGTATGAATATCGTAAAGTATTACCTAAAAGAACTGATATAAGTGTAATTGTTATCTATGCATCTGCTCCCGTTCAACGCGTAGTCGGTGAATTTAGAATAAATGAGATATTTTCGGAAAGTGTAGATATTTTATGGGAGAGAACAAAAGAATATTCAGGCATATCGAAAGAGTATTATATGTCATATTTCCAGCATAAAAACGTCGCAAACGCAATAGAAATAGGTGAGTTGAAGAAATATAAAGAGACGAAATTGCTCTCTGATTATAAAATCGTTCAGGCCCCACAATCATTTTGTTATATATCAGATTAGAATCAAAAACAGGAACGAGACAGACTAACATGCTTTCGAAGATTCTGGCTACAGAGTCGAAAAACTTGCGGAATGGGAGGGAAACAGACGTATATGTGCGAGGCTACACGGGACAACCGTATGGAGGAATGGTTCCGGCAACGGAGGCTTCTGAATATGCACCTGTGCGAGTCTGTAAAGCTTGCCGGGGCGTTCGGTCTTCCGCTTGTCGCGGCCTTCGAGGGCAGTGTCCCGCAGCGCTTTATCGGATTCAATAGGGCTTTGACTTCACAGGATTATGATTGTGGCATTCATTTCTTCATAGATGACTATCAATTCGAACGGGTATGGAACACTCCGGAGAAATATCTGTCTCTGCTCAGGCGATTCCGTTGCGTAATTGCCCCCGATTTCAGTTTGTACATCGATTTGCCACCGGCGTTGAATTTCTGGAATGTCTATAGGAACCGGCTACTTGCGGCGTGGTGGCAGAGTCAGGGTATCCGTGTCATTCCGAGTGCCAGCTGGGGAAATGCGGACTCCTTCAGGTTCTGTTTCGAGGGGCTTCCGCACTCCTCAATCATTGCCGTAGGACATACGGCTGTAGGAAGAAACCAGACAGCGAAGAACGCGTCCGTTCTGGGGATGAGCGAATGTCTCAGAGTTCTGAATCCCTCGAAAGTCATTGTCTACGGCAAGCCATTCGACTTGAATTTCAATAATTTTGTATATTTGACGGACAACATCAACAGTTTAAGACATGAAAGAAAAGAAATACGGAGAAACAGGATATGTCAATGAAATTGATGCCGACGACAGAAAACTGTTCGACGCCATATTCAGGACATCTCCATCCGAGAACGAGAAACACTTTTTCAGAATTGCTGAATATCGCCAGAAGCACAATTTATCTGCCGGCTCTGATTTGCTTCTAAGTTACGAAGAGAATCCCGATGGAATCGGGTTTTACAGATTCCTCTATGATTGGTATATGATACAGATAGATGACAGGATCTGTCCTGCGGAATATCGTTCAGAACATCCGGATATAATTGAAATAGAGTGTTCAAGCCTTTCAGGTATGCTCGAGTGCGACATCGAGGAATATATCTCCGAGAAAACCGGATGTCGTACAATGTTGGAATACCTGCGTTCTATAGACTATAATGGTATCAACTATGAAAGAGATAGTGACTGACTATGGGAAATTCCCGATCCTATAACCCTGCCGGAGGATTTTACACTCATGAGTACCATCAGGTCGGTGATACCATATACTATGATGGACTGGTAGGAAAAATAATCGTAAGCAATGATATACGCAAAAATGGACTGCCATTCTATTCCGACAAGTCTGATTTCTATGTTGGAATAAGTGCAAAGACAGGAGAAGTCATACAGGTTCGTCTGTTTGACCACAGACATCCGAGCATCGACTTCGATTGGGGTCATATCCATAACAACAAAGCGGCTGGAGACAAAACTCGCTTTGCAAAAGGGACACTTCATGTCCACACATACGAAAATGATGTCAGGAACGAGATCGCCAGATTCGCCAACAATGATGAGATAAAGAGGTTCGGTGAATTGTTCAAATCTCTAAACCCGTCCGTAAAGTTCCGCCCGTAACACTTTATTGGCAAAAGATTTGCAAGGAAAGTGTTAATTAGTTAGTTAATTAACATTTTATTGCCTACCTTTACGGGACAGAACAATAGGACACAGTTATGAATTTAGAACTTTTGATATCATCGATTGTAACCGCTCTGGTTGGAGGCGGATTAATTTTCAAGATGTTTGACATGGGGAAGGCTCTTGGAAGTATTAAGTCTGACATCAAATCATTGAATGAGAAATACGACTCTCTCGACAAGAAAATCGACAAAGTGAAGGAGGACATTGAGTCAAGAATTTCCAGACTTCCTTGCGACGTACATTCGGACAGACTTTCTGACACAGAGAAAGACGTAGCATTCTTTCGTGGAAAGACGGAATTTATTCTCTCAGCGAAACAGAGCCCGCGGACACTTAACAAGTATGGACAGGAACTGTTTCAGGAAATCGATGGAGAATCATTCCTTGCTGAGAACAAGCAGAAACTGTTCGATTTCATAGATGCAGAATCCCCCAAAACTGCATACGACGTGGAAACCGATGCGAGGAAGGCCGTCCACTCCCTTACCGATGATGACTCCTTCAACAGGATAAAGGTATGGCTGTACAACAGTCCGGCAAAAAAGATAGAAGTTGAAGGCAAGGAAACCGAGTACTGTTTTTCGCTTGAGGATGCCTGTTTCGTCATCAGCCTGCCGTTGCGGGATATGTATATCGAGTCACATCCAACCATTTTAAAATAGACAAATCCGGCACTGAAGGCCATGGAGGGCGCTGTCCTTTTTCGGGACAGCGCTTTTGTTTTCCTTTGTAGCGTAAAAATACGGACAATGAGAAAACAGATAAACACATCACATTTGGCTGCGGAGATAATACGTGGGAAATGGCTTCTGGCTGATGCGGAGTCATATCTTCCTGCGGTGTTTGCTCTGCTTTCACGCACGCCTCTTGCCGATATCGAGGAAATGACGCGTCCGTCATTCATGCTTTCGGACGGTTCCGAGATTGGCGATGGTGCACAGGCGACGGTCGAGAAAAAGGTGGCGGTTCTGCCGCTTCATGGTACAATGACCAAATACGAGACCTGTAGCTCCGACGGGGCTATGGCTCTTGCTTCATTCATAAGGAATTGTGCCGACCGCCAGGACATCGTCGCCATAGTCCTTGACATTGACAGCGGAGGCGGTGCGGCCAATGCTGTTCCGCCGCTCGTCGAGGCTATACGTTATGCTAAGGCAGCCCACAAACCTGTCATCGCTCACTGCGACCTCTGTTGCAGTGCCGCTCTCTGGGTGGCATCACAGTGTGATCTCATCTATCTCGACAACCCTATGTCAGAAATAGGTTCCATCGGGGTGCTGTGCACACTGTCGCTACCTCCGGAGAAAGACCCGCAGACCGGGGTGAAGGTTGTTCCGGTCTATGCACGCGAGTCCCCCGATAAGAACCTCGACTACAGAAAGGCACTCGAAGGAGACTACAGCCTCATCCAGGACAGCATGTCTCCAATCGTCTCACAGTTTCAGGAAGCGGTGCGGAAAGGCCGTCCGATGCTCGACACAGAGGCAGAGGGCGTCTTGACCGGAGCGACGTTCCTCTGCGACGAGGCTCTGAAGCTCGGGTTCGCCGATGCTCGGAAGACTCTCATGGAAAGCGTAGAAGCCGCGTTCGCGCTCGCTGAAATCTGACGAAAATACTTACAAACCTCTTATACCAAGTACAATGAACAAAAAAGCACTCTCAAACTCAAAGATGGGCAAAATCGTTGCCCGTCTTCTCGGAAAACCGGAGCTTGCTGTCAAGGATGGAAAGGTTGAACTTTCCGCTGAGGAGCGCGCTAAGGTTCTTGAGAACTACGGACAGGCTTTCCTCGAAAAGCTGGAGTCCGTCACTCTCGAAGACGAAGACGCCTTCGACCTCTTCGACGCGGCCGTGGCAGCAAAGACAGCCGAGGCCACAGCAGCCCTCTCCGCTCAGGTGAAAAAGCTTCAGGGCGATGTCCTGGAACTTTCCCGTGAACCGGAACCGCAGCCACAGGCACAGACTCCGTCAAAGCCGCTTTCGGCAGGCGAAGCCACAAGGCAGTTCGTCCTGAACATGAGCGCAGCGCACAACAAGATTGTCGCACAGGCGCTCGCATCCACAAACCCGATGGCTTTCGCAGCCCTCGACAGCAGCACGCTTGACGTTGCGGATCTGAACACTGAGTTCAAGATTGTGATGCCGCCAAAGGCAAAGCTCGACCTCCTCGCAAAGAGGCTCTATATGGGCTTCAACGACTCCAAGCATATGACGCGTATCCAGTCCGATCGTGACTTCATCGCTTCTGCTGCCATCTTCACCGAAGTCTCACAGCAGTTCACTCCTAAGTGGACTCCTAAAGGCACGGCGAAATTCACTCCGATTCGCATCCCTTACCGCCGTCACAAAATCAACGTCTTGATTCGTCCGACGGACATCATCAAGTCATGGTTGCTCAACCTCTACGAGCAGGGCAAGACTCAGGCTGAGATGCCTATCACCAAGTATATCATCGAGGAGCACATCCTTCCGAAGACCCTCGACGACATCACCCTCTCGATGATTGGAAAGGGAAAGTTCAAGGAAGTCTCGCTTGCTGGGCTCACTGATGGTACGGCCGGTTCAGCAGCCAAGGATTCCATGGACGGCTACGAGACCATCCTCGTCGATGGCCTTACGGACGAAAACTGCAAAATCAACTACCTCCGCGCAGCAAAGGACTACAGGACGCTCTCTGACGAGGATCTCTTGAAGTATGTTGACAGCTTCGTTGACAACATCTCCGGACTCTTCATGAAGACCGCAGTCGTTTTTTGCTCAGAGCAGTTCCGCACCCGCTACAAGAGGGCAGACTTTGCCGTAAACGGCAAGTACACCGGCATCGAGAACGGTGACACCATCCGTTTCACCAACTTCCACCTTGTGGCTCTTGAATCTATGTACAACTCGCCGATTCTCTTCGCCACTCCGAAAGAGAACTTCGTCGAGCTGGTTGACTACTCCAAGGCGGAGAGCTGCATCAACCGCATCGAGGAGAGCAACTACGATGTGAAGGTGTTCGGAGAATACTCTCTGTCGGTTGGCTTCAAGATTGCCGAAGCTGTGTTCGCGGCCGTTCCGACCGGATACACTCCTTCAGAGAGCATCCTTTCCGAGGGCATAGACCTCACTGAGGACGGTCCGTGGATGAACGGGGTCAAGCCGGCAAGTCAGAACTCTGAACAGGAGGCGACAGGAGATTCCGGACAATCCGGACAGGAAGGCGCGTAATCACTGAAAAACAATCAGGACTATGTATACAAAAGTAAGTATTCCAAAGAATGGAGACGGCGCGGGATGCCCGTCTCCAAAGTCTTCCGACATCATAATCATGGATGTCGAGGACATCGAGACCGAACCTACGAGAGCACTCGGTGACGTGACCGTGAAGGGCAACTACACTCTCAAGGAGGGAGCGAAGGCCGTATGCGTCTATGGGACGCCGAAGACCATCGCGGCATCAGAAGAGTATTCCGGCGACGCCGATGCCCGTGGCGTGAAACAGGGCGTTGAGTTCGAGCACCCTGGCAACGAGAAGGACATCAAGAACTTCGTCGAGGCCTTCATGAATAAGGGTGTCGTCATCCTCGTAAAGGAGTGCGACGGCTCAGCGGCAGGACGCGTACAGGCGTTCGGAAACAAGTGCAACCCTCTGTTCCTCACGGTTGAGAGGACCGACAGCAGCGAGGCCAACAAGCGCAAGCTTACCTGGAAACAGGACATCGCCGGCAAGTTCCTCCCGGCCGACTACGAGGGCGAGCTACCCGCATTAGCGGCCGCTGCAACCGCAGTGACCGAAACTGCCTAATCATCTGAAGAATGACAAAGAAAGCATCACAGATTATGGAAACTGAGCCTCAGAAGACAGCTGAGGCTCAGGCTTCCGGCATCGAAACTGCTGCACCGGAAGCCGCAGCCGAGAAAAAGTACGATGTGGTCGTGTGTGCCTATCCGGGAACCGAGACCTTGATGACGCGCCTCTGGGACAGATTCCACAAAGGACGGCATCTCGTTGTCACTGACACCGGGGCACAGCTGCCGGAAGTTCTGGCGAAATGCCTTGCCGACAATAGGATTGCCGACCAGTTCACTATTCTTCCTGCGAACATCATCCCGTGTACGGAAATCACGGACGAACTTCTGAAAGGAAACTATGTCTATGTGACACGGAACGGGGAAAGGCAGGCGGTCAGCCGCGTGCCGATGACTTTCGACAAAGAAAGTCTCGTTGCGTGGCTTGCGGCCGACGATTCCGAGACCGATACGGCCGAGGCGTTCTTGAAGCGGTACAATGCCGGGAAACTCCTGATGGAGGTGTCGTTCTCGTTCGGAAACTTCATCACGCCTGTACTCCGAGCCAACCCTTGCGAAAATGTGGTCATAGAGGCTTTCCTGCGAAAGTTCTTCGTGGCAGCATCGCCGGAAGGCTTCGCCGCCATTGCTGCGCTCGCTGAAAAATTCCTTCTCAAAGAGGAAATGAACGAGGGATGTTGAACGAGATTGACAGATGGATTGATTCAGGAGCCGAGGTTCAGGAAGGACTTCGGCTTTTGAGTATATATGCCCCAAACCGCCACCTCGACGCCCTCGTCCGCAAAGCCCCGAAACGGTTCACCTATCTCCTGAAGGCATCGCTCCTGCCGTTTTCGTCAAAAAGGTCAATCGCCGTCAGCGCCTTGCAGCCTGCGCCGAAAGTGAAGTTCCGCGAAAACTGGCCATTCCTCTCGGAGCCGGATTGCCCGCAGGAACTGAAAATTCTGGCGGCCGACAAAATAACGGCATGGGAGGAGTCAATGAGAGCACATGAGGAACTCTTTCTGTGCACCACCCCGGAACAATGTTACGAAACAGCGAAAAAAGTGCTGGAAAATTATTCCAACAATCGGAAAATCTTCTCCGAATTTACTCATTATAAGGAACATCACTCTGTGTTCGGAGAGCATCCGATTTTCAAAGAGTCCAGACAGACCGCGGAGCTTCGCGCGATGCCGATTATGGAACTCGTCCGGAAAAAGGAGAATCTGGAGGAGGCTATCTGGAGAGCCGGCAACGAAATTAAAAAGGGAGACAAACCACATCTCCGCCCATTGAGGGAAGAGCGCATCGCGGCAAAGCGCCGGATGCTCGCGGAAGTCAAACGAATGATCGACGACTATGAACAACGAAGAGAAAGACGACAGCCTTGACAGGATTGCCTACCTTGCCGCCCTCGGCTGGCCGGACAACGAAATATTCATCAGTGAGGGCATAGACGAGAAGTCCGTGCCCGAAGAGGTGCGTGAAGCCATCGAACACGGACGGCTGAAGAAACGTGCCGACATCGAGATCGCCGTGGCTCGTGCCGCAGCCAGCGGAACCCCGGAAGCAGTGAAGCAATTCAATGAGGTTGTGCGCGACAAGAGTTTCAGCCTTTCGAAGCTCGACCTTTTCGGCGGTCCTGAAGACGAGGGGGCTTTTGAGCGCATACAGGACTATATAGCCGGTGGAAGCAGGGGCAACCTCTCTCAGAAGGAGCAGGTGTATATAGACCTACTCACGATGATATATTCCCTCGACGGCCAGTGGGGAAAACGTCGCACGATAAAATTCCTCACCTCCAAACCATTCTCCTTCTCCTATGAACAGGCTTCCAATATGTATGCTGAGGCTATTGAGATGTTTTTCGCAAACCGCAAGGTTTCCAAAGAGGCGATGCGGGCGAAGATGGCAGACCAGTATGACACCCTCTATGCCCTCGCTATGCAGAATGCCAGGACAACGAAGGATTTTGAAATTGCCGCCGGAATCCTCTCAAGCAAGGCAAAGGTGCTCAGACTCGACCAGGATGACCCGCAGCAGCTGCCTGCCGAGAACTACAGCAAGCAGTTCCGCGTGCTCTCGCTTTCTCCTGAAGTCATAGGGCTGCCGAGAGCGAACAGGGATGAGCTGGCGCGTCAGATTGACGGCATAGTCGCTCCGGAAGCGGTGAAGAAACGCCTGAGGGTTGATGCGGGCATCGATGACCTTGATATAGTAAAATTGATGGACAATGTCGCACAGGAAGAAAGTTAACGTCGAGCGGACGGAAAGCGCGTCGGTGCAATATCAGAACAAATTCGCGCAACTGGTCGCCCTCGTCGGAGCACGGAAGACCTACTGCGAACTTGGACGAGGCAGCGCGAAGACCACCGACATCCAGGTTGAAAGGCTTATCGACATAATGTTCGATATGCCGGGCGCACCCTGCTGTTGGGTTGCCGATACGTTCAGTAACCTCACGGCGAATGTTCTGCCTTCCGTATTGGAGGGACTTGAGCGCAAGGGATTCAGGGAAGGCGAGCACTATGTCATAGAGAAGCAGCCGCCGGAGTTTACAGACGCTGAGACAAAGAACCTTCCGGACTGGCTCAAGCCCCATTTCTGGAAGCCATTCAACAGGCTCGTTTCCTACAAGCGCACCATCATCTTCTTCACAGGGCTGAACATCCGCTTCGGCTCGCTCGACCGCCCGTCGACTCTCGCGGGCGCGTCATACGTCTTCGTGTTCGGGGACGAGGCGAAATATTTCCGTGAAGATAAAATCGCCAACCTCCTCAAGGCTGTACGTGGCTATAGGCAGGAATATGGAAGGAGTGTGTTCTATCGAGGCGTGTGCTTTACATCCGATATGGCGGACGTCTCCCACATCGGGGAATATGACTGGATGCACAAAGAGGCGGACAATGTGGACAAGACTGCGATACTCACAGTGATAAAGGCTGGGCTCGTGTATAACGAGGCCCTGCATGAATATGTGGCTGCCAAGGATAAATGGCTCAAGACAAAGTCGCCTGATGACCTCAATGACTGCCGAAACAGACTCCGCACAGCCGAACTCTGGAAGGCGCGGTGGACGGAACTTCGCAGCCGTCCTGAGGCATCGACTTTCTACATACGCGCATCGAGCTATGTGAACGCGGACATCCTCACGGAGGAATGGTTCTCCGATGCCATTGCCGCAAAGCTGCCTGACCTTAACACTGCCATCCTTTCACTCAAGCCGCGACTCGAAAGCGGCGACCGCTTCTACACCGCGCTCTCCGCACGGCATTTCTACTACGACGGCATAGATGAAGACGCATACGACCGCCTCGATATGCGCGACGTCGAGGACTGCCGCGTACTCCGCCATCTGAACCGCACCAAGCCATTGCAGGCCGGCGTGGATTTCGGCAATATGTGCTCGATGACAATCGGGCAAGATGGGAGTGAACAGGGACATGAGATTATCAGAGTGCTCAAGTTTCTCTACACTCTGGCTCCGGAATACACCGAGGATCTCGGAGTGAAGTTCCGCACCTACTTCGCGGCCATGCAGAACCGCGTGCTCTATCTATACTACGATCGTTCCGGCAACGCCTACAAGTCCGTGGGCGAGGATCAGGTCTCCAAGTTCAAGCGTGCCGTAGAGTGGGATGGTGGCAACAGGACCGGATGGACGGTGCACCTGATGTCCATACGTCAAGGCAACATCGGCCAACCGGAGGAGTATGCCTTCATGCAGGAACTGATGTCGGAGCGCAACCCGCGCCTGCCCTGGCTTCGCATTGACGCCTATGCCGCAAAGAACCTGAAGATGTCGCTCGAACTTGCGCGCACCAAGGTGAAGTCCGGAGTTGTGTTTAAGGACAAATCGAGCGAGCGCCTGCCTGTGGCCGAACTGCCTACCCGTTCCACCAACCCGTCAGATTCGTTCAAGTATCTGCTTATGACAAAGGAGAGGCGCAAGCTCGCCTCGATGCGCTCTTCTGCCGCGAAATCCAACCTTGACCCTCAATTCAAGTAGCCCGGCGCGGGGTCAGCGCGTCATATATCACCTTTTTCCTCGTTTGCGACCGCAAACGAAAATGAGCGCGGCCGGGCTTTTTTGTCCGCGAAAGAAGCATTTTCTCCGGAACGGACGTGGCAAGGCATTGACATATACATATATACCTTAAAAATATTACCGAAATCTTGTAATTTTTCGGATGTACGGAATATGAGACTGTCCGTTTCGATGGCGTATGTGGGCAATCTGCGCATCGGCCGCGGCCTCTCATTTCGTGTCCTTTGACGAACGGGCGCGAGGGAGTAGTTTTGCACCATGGATGTTTATGAAGCGATAGACAAAATGAGACGGCTCTCTTCCGAGGGAAAGACTTTTAGCTTCTCGTTCATGTCCTGCAACCTTTCGGCAGGAACGAGCGAGGGCGTTGTCTATGTTCCGCATGCTCGGCTCCGCAAAAGAGAATGTAGGGAGCATCATCTTCACGCGGATATGGTCGAGGCATACATCAATCTCGACACGATGGAAAACCGCCGCTTCTACCAGCCGCTTCTGATGACCTTCAACGGAGAAAAAGTTACATTGAGATGAAGAATACGGTTAAGAAGATTTCGGACCATTCCTATGCGCTGCACCTTGAGGACGGGCGGTGCTTCACCCTCTCGAACAGAAGGGACAGTAGCCTCGACTCGCTGTTCTGGCAGGCGCAGGACCGCAACTGGGAGTATCTCCCGCACACGATTCAAGGCTACAGGGTGATACCCTACGGCATCGACAACCAACTGCCTACGCGCCTGCGCGACATCCTCGACTCGAACAACCTCGGTCCCGGCATACTCGAACGCCAGATGGGACTCCTGTTCGGTCAAGGGCTCTATCTTTCACAGCTTTCCTTCGAGGGCGGCAAGATTGAGCGGCAGTGGAAGGAAGATAGGGAAATCATGGACTGGCTGGAAAGTTGGGACTATGTCTCCTACATCAAGGGCTGCATGACAGACTACCTGCACCTGAAAGGATTCTTCGATGCGAAGTATCTCGAACGCGGTCATCGCATCGGGCGCAATCCGAGGATTTCCTGCCTTGAGCACATCCCTGCGAAGAACGCCCGTCTCGAATGGACGGACAGCCGGGACATCAGAGATGTGCGCCACATCATCGTCGGAGATTTCGAGAATGCTTGTGTGAGGACTGGGGTGCGGGTATATCCCGTCTATGACAGGCGTAATCCAGGGAAATATGGCGCTTCGGCATCATATAACCATACATATTCATTCGCACGCGACTTCTACTCTGTGCCACAGTATTGGGGAGCGCTCCGCTGGATTGTCAGAGGTTCGGAGATTCCGACAATCTTTAAGTATGTGACGGACAACGGGATAAATCTTGCTTACCACATCCACGCCCCTAACGAGTATTGGGACACCAAGCGCGACACTCTGAAGAACATTCATCCGGACTGGGATGACGCACGGGTGGAGAAGGAAATCAGCCGGCTCACTTCGGAGCTCCTGACGCAGCTTACGGAGGTGCTTTCGGGCAAGGAGAACGCCGGAAAGTTTTTCTACACGGTGGATATTCCGTCTGAGAACGGCAGCGGGGCTGTGTCGTGGAAGATTGAGGCGATTGACCAGAAGATAAAGGATTTTGTGGATTCGCAGCTCAAGATTTCAGAAGCTTCCGCATCGGCCATCACCTCCGGAATGGGACTGCATCCGTCTTTGAGTAACGTGATGGTGAACGGCAAGCTGGCTTCGGGTTCTGAGTTGCTGTATGCCTTCAAACTCTATCTTCTTTCAGACACGGAGATAGCCTCAAATTGCATTCTTGAACCGATAAACCAGGCCATCGCCTTCAATTTCCCGGGACGTAACCTCAAGCTGGCTTTCTATCACCAGACGATTCAGGCGGAAGAGGCGGTTCCGACTGACAAACGAGTTAAAAATCAATAGTTATGCTGTTTGACAAAATACAGAATGGTTCAGAGGAACTGAACTCCCTTACGGGTCAGTGGTTCGCATCCACGCCCTTCTATCTCATACGCACCGAGATTGATTTCGCCGCGCAGGAACTCGGCTCTGTTGTCGGCTCAGAGGTGGTTGAAGCCGCTGAAAAGGCCTATCTTGGCGGCACAGACCCCGATTTTGTGGATGCGGTGCGGCTTCCGGTGGCTTTTCGTGCGATTGCACGCTATGCGCAACTTTCGGGCGTGAGCCACGAGGGGACGGGGCGAAAGGTGAAGATGGATGACAACGAGAAGATGCCGTTCGAGTGGATGATTGACCGGGATGACAGGGCTATGCTTGACCGCTACTACAGGGCTCTTGACGCGCTCTATCGCTATCTTGAGAAGAACGAGGTCGCAAGCTGGATGTCGTCTCCCATGCGTGCGCTTACAGGGCGCTGCATCGTCAGAAACCTCAATGAATTCGAGAGATTCTACCCTGTGGACGGCAGCCAATATGCCTGGCATCTGTTCGTTCCCCTGATTGTCGATGCCCAAGAGAATGTGGTGGAACCATTCGTAGGTGCGGAGATTTGGGAGCGCATTCTTGCAGCAGACGGTTCAGACGATGCCACGGCTCTGCGGCTTCGCTCGCGCGCTGCGCTTCTTGCTGTGCTAATTGCGCTCGTAACTGCGGCACGCCGGTGGTCTCTCGACATTCTTCCGCTTTCGGTAGCGCGGCGTTTCAGCCCGTCGTACCAGGGCAACCGCGAAAGCAGAGCGGCCGAAACACGGGAAATCGACTGGTTCATCGAGAAGACGACCGCTCAGATTGTGCAGGTGAAGGACGACCTGAAGAAGCTTGCAGGAACGGCCGGCGAAGCCTGCCTGCTACCCGAGAACGATCCTGCGAACAAATTTGCAACAGTGGTATGACGGAGATTGGGATATATGAGACCGGGGAACGAGTTTCGTTGCCCTCGTCATGGGATGAGATGACTCCAGAACAGGTGCAGTTTGTGTTTCGGACTTATGGCGAGTGCATCCTGCGCGGCGGTTCTCCGCTGGAGTTCAACGTCAGAGTGCTCTGTCATCTTCTGGGGCTGCGCTTTTCACTGAGGACGGCGCTTGTGGAGAGCCTTGCGGGCGATGAGACGACACGGCTTGACGAAAATCTTGCTATGCTTTGTGACAGATGTTTAGGATTCCTTCTCGACGTGGATCGGGAGACGCTCCAGTGCCGGCTGACCTTCGACTCCGTGACAAACCCGCTTCCTATGGTGAAGAGCGGACGTTTCCGGCTCTATGGCCCGTCTGATTTGCTACAGAACCTCACTTTCGGGGAATTCAGGCACGCTGCCGTGGCGATGAATGCCTTTCTGCATTCCGGCAAGGTGGCCGACCTTGACGAGTGCATTGTCTTTCTCTACAGAAGGCGGTGCTCGCGGCCGAATAGGGCCGGACGGCGCGTAATCGCGGTAGATTCCTCGAACATCGAGAGGGAAACAATGCTTGTGGCGCGGATTGAACCATGGCAGAAAAACCTCATATTACTCTGGTTCGCATCCTGCCTCAAGTTTCTTCAGACGCAGGACATAGTCATCAACGGCGAGACGGTGGAGCTCGGCCGTCTGTTTGCTGGCGAAGGAGACGAGAAAGGAGGATACAGTTTCGGGTGGAACGACCTTGTGGTGCAGATTGCCAAGGACCAGACGATAGGCAACATCGAGCGCGTGGATGAAGAACCGCTATTCTCCATTCTCGGCATAATGTGGCACAATTTCAAGGAACAGAAACGATATGAAGCGATTTCAAAGACTCATTAGCCTCACAAAGTACATCGAGGGCTTTTCCCTTCCCGGCATCAGCCCCATCGTGACGACGGCGCAGTCGGACGCGACCTCGAAGCTCCAGCATCTTTCGGGCGTCCAGGTGCTTGCGGCGCGTCCGGAATGCCGTCAGCAGGGCGACTCGGATTCCTACAGTTCCGTACTCTCGACGGCGTTCTTCGTCGTTGCCAAGGGGCTCGGTCCGGCAGGTACTCCGGAGCGCGAGCGAAAGCAGTACGGCGAACTTCTCGACATTGCCTCACAGATTGTCGAGCGGGTGGCCGCCGATTCCACCTCCGGCACCTGCGGGCTTCTTTCGGGGATGTCGCTTGCGGCGGTGGAGATTGTCCCTGAAGCCTCTATTTTCGGCGGCTGGCTCGGCTATAGCGTTGAACTTACATTCGAGTAGGAACTATGTCGGTGAAAGCACGTTTCATACGCAATATCCTGGAGGAAGAGGGAGAGTCGATGCTCCGCCGCCAGGGCACCGCCATACTCTCAAAGCTGGAAACGCGCAGCGGAACCTTGGAGAAGTCCCGCTCGGTCTCAGTCTCTTCCGGTTCCGACTCGTTTGACGGCAAGATGACATTCCAGCACGTCGCCTACGAGCGCTTCCTCGACCTCCGCCGTCTCCGCTACGGCTCCAAGATTGTTTCCCGCCGCCGCAGAATCCACAACCGCTATGTCTTCGGAGCCTACTCCCGCATCGCCGAACGCCTGATGTACGAATTCACAGACGAAGTCGCCGCTGCCATCAGAGAACAACTTCAGAGCGAGCAATAAAACAGTTTCTAATCCCAAACGCCAGCCGCATCCCCCGGAGCAATCTGGGGGTTTCGTTGTTTCGAGCGGGCGTAATTTTTGCAGTCTTCAAATAAAAAATACCAAACATGATAGATTTAATCAGAGCAATATTCAGAATGACAGGGCTGACCGCCTTATTCAGCGTGATTTTGATTGGCGGCTTAGGCTTGCTCATTATTTTTCTGAATTCTATTGCGACAACATCTGCGACGGATTGGGTGATTATAGGTATCGCTGTTATAGTATTTATTCCGATAATGATTATCCTCGACAAACGGAAGAAAGAGCGAGAAAAAGAACCTTGGAAACACGACATTTAGTGTCCTTTCATAGCTGCCTGCGGGCAGCGTTGTTAAAGGAGTGATTTTTACTAGTCAAACTTTAAGAATGATTGAGTATGTCCGTTTATGATATATATTGTGGATTGATTAAGGGAAGTGGGAAAGTGCTTCTGTTTGTCGTGGGGATTATCCTTATAATCCTGTTCGGAATTCCCGCGATTTTAATGATTCCACCATTGATCATCGCGTTCTTTTGTCTATGGACATTGGGGGTGCTTATAGTAAAATCGATTAGAGACCCATCTGATCCACAAATTTTCGGGGAAGAAGAGCATCCTGTACTTATCAGAATTGGCATAGCCGCCCTCTGCATTCTTATTGGAGCCTTATGTTCTTGGTGGTTCTGGTCTGTATTGACGAATTGCCTAAATTAGCGTAAATCCGTGTCCTTTCATAGCTGCCTGCGGGCAGCTATTTTTGTGTCATAAAATTGACACAAAATGAAAAGCGAAGACCTGCGGTTGAACATAATTGTGAACGGCGATGCCGGACGAAAGGAAATCCTTGACACTGAGAAGGCTATTTCAAAGCTCGAATCGGAACTCAAGTCTTTGAAAAAGGCAGAGGGAGACAATTCAAAAGAAATTGCTGAGACTAATAAGAAACTCACTGAAGCGAAGTCGAAGTATGCCGAACTCCAAAGGCAGATGAGCCTCGACCAGAAGACGATGGCTGAGCTCAAGAGTCATATAAAGGCAACTCGTGCGGCTCTGGAAAAAGCCGTACCGGGAACTGAGAATTGGGAAGCATTAAACAGAGAGCTATCTATCAGTCGGCAGCGGTTCAATGAATTGGCGAAGCAAGCTTCTGATACAAGAGGTGTTTTAATGACTGGTTGGGAAAAATTTGCCGGTTTTGCAGTTGCTGTCAATAATGTCACTCATTTAATTTCGCGTTTCCGCGGCCAGATTGAACAGGCAAAACAATCGTGGCTGCAATATGACGAGGCGCTTGTCGATGCGATGAAGACAACCGGCCTGAGCCGCGACGAAATCGAAGATCTAAGCGAAGAACTCAAGAAATTCGACACTCGAACCGCCCAGAATGAGTTGCTGTCGTTGGCTCGCGTGGGTGGTAAACTTGGACTTTCAGCTAAAGAAGACCTTTTGGAGTTTGTTTCTGCTGCCGACAAAATCAATGTTGCACTGAAAGAAGACCTCGGCGGAGATGCGGAGGCTGCCATCGGTCAGATTGGAAAACTTGTCGATATATTCCAGCTGAAGGGACAGATGGGTCTTGAGAGGGCGATGCTGTCCGTAGGTTCCGCTATCAATGAGCTCGGAGCGGCTTCCACCGCCAATGAGGGCTACATCGTGAACTTTACCAACCGTCTTGCCGGTATCGCCCCCAATGCGAGCATATCCATAGACAAAATCCTCGGTCTTGCATCCACCCTTGACGCGAACGCACAGGCAGCCGAAACTGCGGCGACTGCAATCGGGCAGACCATCACGGCAATGTTCAAGAAGACTGAAACATTCGCCCAGATTGCAAAGATGCCGTTCGAGGAGTTCCGCGACCTCCTGACAAACGATGTGAACGGTGCGCTCGTCAAGGTGCTTGAGGGAATGAAGGGCGACCAGGGGCTGTTCGACATCGTGGATGCCATGGACGAGATGCACCTGAACGGGCAGAGGGCCACGACGGTGCTCGGCGCCTTGGCAAACAATGTGGAGATGTTGAAAGAGCAGCAGAGCCTTGCGAATGAAGCCTTTATGGATGGAACGTCGCTGACCAATGAGTTTAACACCAAGAACGAATCCGCGACAGCTGTGCTGGAAAAGACAAAAAAGGCTCTTGAAGAACAATGGGTCGAACTTGGACAGAAACTGACTCCTGCGCTCAATGCGGCAACCTCGGCGACAACCGGTATTGTATCTATCGTCAATCAAGCGATAGCGATAGGAATTAAATATAAAGCTGTAATTATAGCTATCACGGCGGCATACGCTTTAATGAATCTTGCCTCTGCCGCAAAGATAGTTTACGACAAACTTCGTCATTTCTATAGTGCCCAGAATCGCGCCGACCTTCTGATGGAGGCGAGTCTATTGCAAGGCTGCACCAAGGCAACAATGCTTCAATGCGCAGCTCAAAATCTCCTTGCCGGCAATGTAATAGGTGCTACTAAAGCGTTCAAGGCATTGGGAAAAGCGATGCTTGCAAATCCACTTGGCCTTATCGCGGCGGCAATCGGAGCACTTGCAGGTGGAATCGGAACACTTGTCTCCAGGTCTCGCGAAGCTACCAAGGAACTCAGAGAGCTCAACAAACGGACAGTTGACACAACATCTTCATTCGTCAAGGCGCAGGCGGAAATCGACAAGGAACGCAAATCGCTCGAAGAACTGAAAGATGCGGCTACAAAAGCAGCCGAGGGCAGCGACGAACGCAAAAGAGTAATCGACAAAATCAACGAACTCTATGGCGACTATCTTCCGCAACTCCTCACAGAGAAAACCTCCAACGAAGAACTTGAGACAGCACTGAAAAACGTCAATACTCAATTGGAGCAGAAAATCAAGCTTCAAGCTCGTGAAAATGCCGAGATGGACATCCAACAGCACAAGATGGATGCAGTGAAGGCAGCGTTGGACAGTTTCAACAAGCGTTATGAGAAAATGAATAAAGGGCAGTCACTGTCTGCTGCGCAAGTTGGTTCTCTTACCGGAGCACTGTCTCAATACTATGATATGCCTGATATTTCTCATTTTATCGAGATGCGTGACGTGATTGCCGGCATTTTTAATGAAACGATAGACAACCAGGATAGGCAGGTGAACAACATTATAGCCTTGTTTACTGAAGCGCAGGAGAACGGTGCAAAGCTTCGTTCTATGGTTGATGGCCTTTTCGGAGTACAGTCGTCTGGCAAGAATGCTCCTCTTGGAACGCTGACTGACGGCTCGACCGAGGACTCCGGAGGCGGAACAGGCGGGAAAGGCGGAACAGGCGGAACAGGCGGGAAAGGCAGTTCTGGAAGTTCCCCAGTCGAGACGGCGGCCGAGAAGAGTGCTCTTGCCCTTCAGAAAGGTCTTGAACAGGTTTTTCAGGAGATTAACGAGGAGTCCGAGAAGTTGTTTCAGGAAACCTTGAAAAGGATTGAGCAGGATGCGGAGATGAAAACGCAGCTCGTCATCGACAACGAGAAAGACCTGACTCAGAAAGCCATTATGGAAGAGGACCTGCGCTACGAGAAGGAACGCGCCAAGGCAGGAGACAATGCTGAATTGCTTGAACTTGCCGAGACTAAACATCAGAACAACCTCGATAAAATCAAGCTCGACGCGTTCAACCGCGAGGTAAAACGTCTTGAGGACGAGCACAAGCTCAGACGCACTCAGATGGAGAACTCGCAGGCAGCGGAACTTCTCGCATTCAAGGGCACAGAGAAGGAAAAGGCGGCGCTGAAGAGGAAACACACGCAGGAACTTGCGGAGTTTGACGTCAAGTATCTTCAGGACTTGGAGGAAAAGCTCCAGGAGGTCGTCGATGCAAAGACGCTGGAGGGAATGTCTGTTGGCTTTGACGAGAAGCAATATCGGGAAATAATGCAGCAACTTGCCGACATCATCAAGCGCAAGAATGCTGCGGCAGGTGAGGCGGAAGAAGACTCGCACGACCCGAATGAAGGTCACTCCATTAAGGAAGGGACAGGCAAGGGGTCTATCCTTGGTGTGGCCATCGATGAATGGCAGGTTCTGATAGAGCACATCAAGGAGGGAAAACTCAGTGCTGAAGATTTCCAGAATGTGGTTACAGGCATCGGCAGTGCGGCCGAATATGCTTTCAGCACCGCTTCAAAGTTTATGGACCTGACAAAGAAAAAAGAGGACGCTCAGCTCAAGGACTATAAGAAGAATCAGGACAACCGCAAAAAATCCCTTGAAAAACGCCTGAACGCAGGTCTCATCACGGAGTCCCAGTACAACGCTCAGGTGGAACAGATGGATGCGGAATACGATGCCTACCAGGAGGAACTCGCTCTCAAACAGGCAAAGCGCGACAAAGCCCTGAACCTCACTCAGGCGATAATAAACACCGCGCTGAGCGTGACTTCAACCATTGCACAGTTAGGAGCAACTCCTTGGGGAATTGCCGCAGCTGCAATCGCTGCAGCAATGGGAGCCGCCGAAATCGCCATCATCGCCTCGCAGCCCGTGACATCCGGAGCGGAAGAGGGTGGCTATATCGGTGTCAAGCGCAGGCAGGACGGCAAATCATTCAATGCCAGGCTCAATCCTGATGCGCGCGGATTTGTCTCCTCACCTACCGTCATAGTGGGCGAAAACGGCTCCGAATATGTAATCCCGCACGAGGCTCTTGAAAACCCGACCCTTCTCCCGCTCATCTCCACCATGGAAACCGCCCGTCGCAACGGCAAACTCCGCAGCTTGAACTTCAACGCGGTCTATCCGGCCACAGCGATGCCAGGGCGTGTCTCCGGCGGATTCATCGACGAGGGAAACTCAAGGATTGTGACGACGTCTTCCGATGGTCACGAAGACACGGCAACCGACGCGGCTCTCACAAAAGCCATTGAGAAGTTGACAAAGAAGCTCGATGAGCCAATCACCGCCCGCGTGTCAATGCTTGGCAAGGGCGGAATTAAAGAAACCGAGGACAAGTACAACAAACTTAAAAGAAGAGGACAGTTAGGATGATAAAGATTATCACAGAAGATGGAATATCGCTCGACCTTGCTCCAGACGCCGAATTCGCGATTGAATATAACAACCCGATGTTCGAGGACGACCGCATCCCCGTCCCATTCTCGACATCTATAGCACTGCTGCCATCGGCGACCAACTGCAAGGTTTTCCAATATCTCCCCGCGCTGAAACTGGAGCCGGCTGTCAAGAAGCTGGCCGCATCCATCGTGTTCAACGGCATCCCGTTCCTCACCGGCACCCTCATCTACGACGGCATCGAGGAAGGTAATCTTAACTACACCTTCGCAGGGCGTGATTTGGAGGACGAGTGGGGCAAGAAGATATATGAACTGAGAATGTCCGGCTCGTATGGAGTAGACAGCAATCAGTTTTGCTGGCCACTTCTTGTGAATAAGGATGAAACGGGCTATTTTGTCAAAGACTGCGATAATCTCGATAAGAGTGATACCTACAACAACCAGAGGCAGTATGTGGAAAGTAATGTGAAGTATCATAATTTTCCGTTTGGCGACAATCCCAGACGCACTCCCGCCATATATGCCTCGGCAATAACTGATAGAGTGGAATTGGACTCCGATGAAGATATAAAGGAACTCTATCAGCATATCGCTGTGCTCGGAAACGGAAGCGGGCGTGCCGGAAGATATATAGTTGGTCATCACATGTTCACTACGTTTGCCGGTTATCTTCCCGATATTACCATAGTTGAATTTGTTCAAGGAATATGTAGGATGTTTTGTGCTGCCGTTTTTGAGGACGGCGGACGCATCATTATGAAATCCGTCCATTCCATTCTTGGTTCGAATGCGGGTGAAGATTGGAGCAGCAAGGTGTCGGACAACTTTTCATCCGGCACCGAGGAGTGCTGCGGTTATAAGTTTGGTTATGAAAACTCAGGCGAAGACAGCATTGACTACGATTCTTCCTCAATCGACCGTTTCAAGCAGAGTAAAACGCCGCTGTTTGTCACATTTTGGCTTGCAGGACAACCAACCACGCTCGGAATCCTTCCATATAAAATCGAGTCTACCGGTGATATTGTGTCTGTTTGTACGTGGAGCGTGAATTACGATATTGGTGGTTCGTCAGGGAAGGCGGCCGTTGCAGCTGCCGACATCGTTTTTCAGAACAATATCACGAAGGAGAATGTGGTCTCTGATGCCGACACTGTCGACAACTCTTGTCCGTTCAACCTTGTGAAGTCCGTTCCTTCCATCCTTACAAGGCCTAAGAGTGAGGGGGCGTTGCTCCAGCGGTGTTCTATGGCTGCAATTACGGAGCCGATAAATGAAGAGGCGGAACGAAGATCTGATGTGTATGTCGGACTCGTTGTCAATGGTCAGATGACAGACAGCGGACATGCGCTTTCTTCAAGGACAATGGATGTGCCGATAACCGGATATTCGGAAGATGACGATATATGTCTCACGTTGTCTTCCGGCGAGAGGGCGTCTCTTCGTCCGGATTGGCTCTATGAACATTTTCATGAGCGTTACGCGCAATGGCTCGCCACCGACCGGCAGGTCATCACCTGTGACGTTAACCTGAATGAATTCGACCTTCTGAACTTCCGGATGTACAACAAAGTTCGGCTGCACGGTCGCGATTTCTTTGTAAAGAAGCTCTCGGTGACACTCCGCGCCGGCTCCGAGGCATTGGAATGCAGCGCTGATTTTATCTCGGCATAGTGTCCTTTTTTGCCCTCAAACAAGTAAGTAGTTTTGCAATATGACAATAGACACATCATATCAGGATCAGTTCCCGTTCCTCTTTGCCGGGAATGCGGGGACGATTAAAATCACAGCATCTGCGAATGAACGCGTCCCGATTGAGCTTAGTTATGTCTCGATTAAGGGGGTATCCTCGCCTGTTATCCTCTATCAGGCCACATTTGCGCTGACAGCAGGTATGAACGGACGGATTGAACTGAATTTCAAAGAGATTTTGTTGTCAATGTCATCAATTCTGTCAGGATTTAAAAACAAGTTCCTTGGAGAATTTATATTTGGAGTGACAGAAAGAGAACAAATATGGATTAAGTTTGGTGAAGGTTCAGACGCGGTAACTCACAAGTATCGTGTTTTTGCGGGACAGTTGGGAGACGAGGAGTGTCAGCGCGTGTATGATGGTCGCAAGTTTATCACTGTTCGTTCACAAATTGGAGTATCAAAGCCTATGGGGACGGATTATGTGCCGATTGTGACAGGAGAGAATCCCCATTTGTTCTTTGTCTTTTATTTCGACATCATTCCTCCGGTAAAGTATCAATATCCCTACTCTTTAGGCAAGGGACTCAATTCGGTGGATATGGCATACCCGTCCATACGGAAATTCGCCGATGATGCCGGATACTCCGAATACGAACTCAAAGCCTACGACATCTGGGCAGAGACTTCTCTGAAGGATGATAATGGGGATGTAACATCAGTCGTAAAATCGGAAGTCTTAAGATTCATAGTTTCAGACAGTAAGGTCTCGATATTTGAGTTTCTCGGCAGTGTGGGACTAATGGAAACAATCTACGCCACGGGAAACAGAAAAACAGAACTCACCACAGAGCCGACATCTTTCACAAACGGAGGCATAGAGTGCGAGCTTACCAACGACAATCGCCTCATTCACGAGACTTTCACCGGATGGCTGGAAAGCAAGGAGGAGGTCAGGTTCTGGCAGGAGTTCTTCTCATCGGCAAGACGCTATGCGGTCATTGACGGCGTCTCGCGGAGAATCGTCATTGACGAAGTGGATTCCGAAGGCACAGAAGGAGAACTCAACGCATTCTCATTCAAATGGCACTATGCCGACAAACACGATGACCCATCGATGGTTCCCATAAGGAAAGAATTAAAACAATACAAGATATGAAATATCAGCATTACAAAAGTGACTTCTCGTCCGTACACCGTTTCTTCAGGCAGGACGGTGACACGAACAATCAAGTAGCGGTTCCGAGACACGTTCGGCTTAGGTTTTTCACGGAGGAAAGGCTCAATGTATTTGTTGTCGAACGTGATGGAGACCAGATGACCGGCTGCTCCCTCTCCGAGGACGGGATGACTCTCACGGCGTCGGTTCCGCTGTCGAGAATCTGTCTCGGCAAAGGAGAGCTCTTCTGTGAGATTGCGGAGATTACCCCCGACCCGGATTTCCCGGAGCAGGAACGCATCGAGGTGACCCCGATTCGTCTCGGAGTGACACTCTGGCCCGGCAAGTCGGATGATTCACTCGAAGTCTCGGCAGACATAGTATTTGGAGTCGTATGCCCCGGAGCAGTTCGCTACGACACCACCCAAAACCTCGCTGACGCCCAGAAGTCGAGAGCCTGCGCCAACATAGGAGCCCTGCGCACCATCCCTGACGCGTCAGTATCCACGAGAAAAATTGCAAACGGGGCTGTAATTGAGAAGAAAATAGCCGACGGCGCTGTGACGAAACAGAAGCTTGCTAAGAACATAGCCGGCATCGTTGACAGCGTCGCCAAAGGCGCGGCCGATTATAGCTTACAGCAGAACTCCTGCCAGGTGATAAGCAGAAACTCGATTGCAACAGGCAACGGAACCATTGCCGGCACAAAGGGCGTCAGATGGAAGGCGATAAATTTCACAACAAAGACAATCACTCTCGAAAAGGCTCTGACGGCAAGCATAGGGGCCGGTGCATTACTTTCCATAATCAACGACAAGCATTATGACAAATGTTCTGAGGTCGCAGAAACGGCTACTATAGGAGCAACGACAATAAAGGTAAAATCACTTCCATTCACATCGATAGCTGAAGATACAGGTGATGATGCAAAAACCATAATGGTTTATTCTAATCCTGCCGTGGGTGATATGGATCTAGGGGACGGTGCTCATTCCGAAGGCGTCAATACGAAAGCAACACAGAGAGGTTCCCATGCGGAAGGAAGGGATACCTACGCTGCTGGACAATATTCCCATGCCGAAGGCAGAGAAACAGAAGCATTTTATGCATCCCATGCGGAGGGTAGAGGTTCAAAGGCAACAGGGGATGTATCTCACGCAGAAGGGCTAGGTACTTATGCAATCGGCGACCATACTCATGCCGAGGGCCAGAATACCCACGCGGTAGGGCTGAATGCCCATGCAGAGGGTTTGCGCGGATGGGCGAACGGACAGCACTCCCACGCGGAAGGTGTTGATACGGTGACGAGCAACACGGCAGAACACGCCGAGGGCAAGTTCAATAAGTCGAACAAGGCAGATGGTTCATTCGGCAGCTCAGGTAACACCCTGCACTCAATAGGTATCGGCACATCCGCTTCGGACAGGAAGAACGCATCTGAAGTGATGCAGAACGGCGATGTCTACCTTCTCGGAGTCGGTGGTTACGACGGAAAGAACCCTGCCGCCAGCAAGGCGGTGCAGCGGGTCATCGGAGCTCTCCTTGACACATTCAAGCCGGTTCAGGTCAACGACAACAAGTCAGGAGCGACCGATGCAACTCAACTTGCTGAACTAAAGGCATACGCAGCAAAGCTTGCGGCGTATGGCGTTGACACCACAAATGGCTACGAGATTCCGATACTCTACAACAGCGGTTCCAAGGGCTTCATCGGATACAATCCAAACGCGGCATCGTCCTTCAACGGCTATGCGGTCACTCCCGAGGGTAACCTCTACACTCTGACGATGAATGCCACCACTGGTGCCCTGTCCAAGAAGATACTCGCGACAACGACCGTCACCGATGCCTTGAGCATCAACAAGCAACCGAAGACAGATGCAGCACTCAAGACGACGAGCAAGACCGTCACGGGCGCAATCAACGAGGTGAACGACAAAACAGCGCACGTGGCGTTCACCGATGTTACGAAGCTCTCGACTAACCTCGGCAAGCGTCTCATCTACAAGGGCGGGAACGTGACACTCTCCTCACCGATTACAATCAACTCGAACATATATGAGATTGATTTCAACGGCGCGACCATAACCATCGGAGCGCTTGCAAAGACAGGGATTACGGCGATAAAGGGACATAGCCACTGCATTATCAAGAATCTTGTAATTGAAGGCATCTGGACCACGAACGCGGATGCTGTGAGCAATGTTCTTGAAACATTTGCCGGTGTAGAGAATGTAAATATTGATGTTCATTTTTCGGGAAGCAAGTACGGCAGAGGATTCTTCAACTGTCAGAGACTTATCAACTGCAAGGCGGAGATTACAAGTAATCATTCAGAGGCCCAGACCCGAGGGTTCAGTTACTGCGAATATCTCTATATGTGCCGGATTGGAGAAGGCAGTATTGGTGAGGGATTCTTCCATTGCACAAACATGATTTCATGTGACGCGTTAGCAGTTGTCAATGCTTCTGGTACAGGCATAACAATGGGTTGCTTTAGGAAAGAACTTGTAGAGTGCTCTAACTATACGAACTTTCGCCGACGTACCAATGAGTACATATCAGATAAGGAAGTTACCTATGGTTTCTTCTCAGACACCGATAGCCTCTCAGTAAATGGCTATAGCCTTACTCCTTTTACAAATACTATTGCGGCTAAGAATGAGGATGATACAAAAGCACTCGTCCATCCGGCAGGAGGAACGGGCGTGGCTGAAGTTCCGCTCAACACCGAGGCTTCCGGAAACTCCATCGCGCGACGCCTCCCTGACGGACGGCTTAGGGCGGCCGCAGCCACGGCACCTGATGATGTGGTCATTATGAGCCAGCTCAACGCCCTCGTCTTGCAGGTTTCCGCACTTAGACAGACTGTTACCGAGCTTCAGACCGAAGTAAACGCTCTAAAGGGATAATGTCATGGACTGGACAAACATAATAATGACGCTAATCACCTCCGGAGCGTTCACTACAATCTACCTCCTTGGTGACAAGAAGACATCCTCCGTGCTCGACAACGTCAGCAAGACCATCGACCAGTGGCAGGAACTCGTGAAGGAGGTGAAACAGGAACTTCTGGAGCAGCGCGAGGAGTTCAGAAACTCGAAGGTTGAGTATGACGCGCGTCTCGTGACCAAGGACAACAAAATTGACTCGCTCTACAAGGAAATCGCCGTCCTGCGCGATCGCAACGACAAGCTCAGTTCCAACGTGGCGAGGCTTACCATCGTTCGCTGTTGGAAAGTCGGTTGCGGCGCCCGCCAGCCTCCGATGGGCACCAAGGTCTCCGTCACCGAAGACGTAACGAACATTGTCGAACAGGTGAAGATTGAATAGAGTCTGATTTGCCAGATTCTTACAGCTCTTTGACATACTGGAATTGCCGAATATTATATACCTTTGCAGGGTCAAAATATAACGGCTATGGAAGAAAAATCAATTCAGCTTTTTGAAAATAAGCAGATACGAACCAAATGGGACGAGGAAACAGAGAAATGGTATTTTTCAGTCATTGACATCATTGATGTTTTGACGGAGAGCGTGGATGCAAAACGCTACTGGAGTGTGCTGAAAGTCAGATTGAAAAAGGAGGGTGCTGAACCTACTACAATTTGTAGTACCTTGAAAATGCCGGCTTCTGACGGCAAGATGCGACTCACTGATGTTGCTGACCAGGAACAGATGTTTCGTCTCATCCAATCCATCCCATCACCGAAGGCGGAGCCTATCAAGCAGTGGATTGCACGGGTCGCTTCGGAACGCATTGATGAAATTCAGGATCCGGAAATGGCCATTGAACGTGGCTATGAATACTATCGCAGAAAAGGCTACAGCGAAGAATGGATTAAACAGCGACAGCAGGGTATCAGCACTCGTAAAGGGCTTACAGACGAGTGGCAAAGATGCGGTGTGAAGGACAGACAGTATGCAACCCTCACGGACATTCTGACAAAAGAATGGTCAGGATTTACCACAAGGGAATACAAGGCTTACAAAGGCTTGAAGAAAGAAAACCTGCGCGACCACATGACTAATCTGGAGACAGCGGTAAACACTCTGGCGGAAGCGGTCACGACGGAACTCTCCCAAAAGCACAATCCGAGGACTTTTGACGAGAGCCGGAGGGTCGCGAAGGCTGGAGGCAGCGTCGCAAAGAAAACCCGCGTTGACATCGAGCGACGGTTGGGGAAAAGCATAGTGTCAAACGCTAATGCAAAACAACTGCAACATAAGGACGACGAAACGAAAGAAATTCCATAATCTTATATTTTGACACAAATTTTATGGGCGCGGCAATTCCGGTATTTCGGGGTTGCCGTTTTTTTGTATGACAAATAAATTGAAACAGATATGGGAACAATCAGCAAAAACTTTGACTACAAAGAATTTGAAAAAACGGATGTACCTGGAATGCAGGTGCGGAACACTATCACTTCGACGGAGGTCCGCGACAGCATCAAGGCACTCGTTGATGAAGTCCTTCAGCCGCTACGCGATGCCTGGGACAAACCGCTCGCAATCAACAGCGGATACAGATGTCCGGAGGTTAACAAAGCAGTCGGAGGCGTCCCAACCTCTCAACACACCAAGGGCGAGGCCGCAGACGTGTGTCCGTCCGAAAGAAATGGCCACGGAGACATTGGGGTCGTGAGGCAACTCGCGCAGAAAGCCGTCGAACTGGATCTGCCCTTCGATCAGATGATACTCTATCCCTCGTTCGTCCATTTCAGCCACAGGCTCAGAGGCGAACAGCGCAGGCAGATTCTTTACAACAAAAGATATACGGGGAAGAAATTGTAGAATCCGTTTTCCATAAATCTCACTATGAAAAGAATCTTCAGGCATTTTCTCATCCTCATCGCGATCATGGTCGTATCTTGCAGCCCGCGCATCGTCACCGTTGCCGTTCACGACACAACCACCGTCACTCGCACCCTGACCGTCCGCGACACCATCATCTCCGCGCCCCTTCCGGTCGAGTCTGTCATCATCTCCACGCCCGACACGACATCCACAGTCGAGACTTCTCTTGCCACATCCATCGCCACAATCACCGGCGGCCACCTCCGCCACAGCATCGAGAACAAACGCACCGCCCTTTCAGTCCCGGCAAAAATCCGGGAAAAACAGGAAGTCATCCGAGTCACCAGGGAAATCCCCGTCCCCGTCGAGGTGCCCAAGCCTTACATCCCGAAATGGGTTTGGTACGTCCTCGCCTGGACCGTCCTCGTCACCCTCCTCCTCGCCGCCTTTCTCTGGCTGCGTCTGAGAGTTTAATGTTTGATTATTCTGCGCCTCGGAGAAACCTGGAGTGTTTTTCAGTTTAAGATATAGAAAAATATATCAAAATATTTGCACGGTGATATAATTTTATATATCTTTGCATTGTCAAAACATAAGAGATATGAAAAAGTACAAAGTAAGACAAGTGCTTGAGTTCTTGAGGAAAGACGGCTGGGAACTCGACAGAATGAAAGGAGACCACCGGCAGTTCAAGAACAAAAACAAGAAAGGAACTGTTACTGTGAACGGAAAGCCAAGCGACGACTTGGGACAGGATCTCCTGAACAGCATCTGGAAACAGGCAGGGTGGAAATGACCACCCTCCTTTTCTTGAAAACGAACGGAATAAACACAATTGTTATGGAAAAAGTTAGAATAAAGATTGATTGGTATGAACACAACTATGGCGCGGCTCCGGTGAACAAGGACATCGCCTGCGTCGCAACCGGCAGTACATTGCACGAGGTTGAGCGTAACATCGTCGATGCTCTAAAGTTTCATGTTGAAGGGTTGGAGCCGGACGATATTCCAGCTGAATTGCAGGGTGAATGGGAGCCGGTGTTTGAACTAACAACACGGGCGTTGCTTCGTTATTCCGAGAATTTCATAACCCGCAAGGCCTTATCAAAGGAAACCGGAATCAATGAACAGCAACTCAGCCACTATGCGAACGGCTGGAGGATGCCGAAACCGGCCACGCAGGCGAAAATTATCAACGGAATACGCAACATCGCAAGGGAACTTTCAGCTATCTCTTAATGTTTTGACGAACACGTTTTAGCCGTCCGCCCTCGGAGAAATCCGGGGGCTTTTGTATTAGACCCCTCTATCCCCTCGAAGGGGAAGCGTAGCTTTCCTCATTCCGAGACATTGAGAATGTCCACACCTTTGAGCTCTTCCGTCGCCTTGCCGCTGCGCTGGCAGTAGATGGAAGTCATCGCGAGGCTGCTGTGGTCAGCCTGCTGCTGGATGAACGAGACCGGAACGCCGGCAGCTGCCATGTTCGTGATGCCCGTATCTTTCAGACTGTAAAACTGGACATCCTTACCGAATCCTGTCGCCGGGCGGACCACTCCCCTCCAATAATCCGAAACCCGTTGCACCCAAGTGCACTCCTTTCCCGGCATAAAATTCTTTCCGGAGAAAAGATACCATTTCGGGTGCGAAAGGTCAATGCCTGTGAAATATCTCATCATAGCGTCCGGAATCGTTCTCACAGAATCATTGTCGTTTTTTGCTATCTCTCCCCTTACCTTGACCGTCTGTGTCTTCAAATCAAGGTCTGAACATCTGAGCAGCATAATCTCCTTAGGACGCATAAAACAGCAATAGCACAAGAGACATAGACGCATATATCCTATATTTTCCCTCTCAAGAAAATTCCATAATGTCTGAAGTTCATCATCGGACAAAACGCGTCTCTTTTTCTTGCGGAGGCTTTTCTTCTTTGGTTTTATGTCCTCAAAAGGGTTGTCGGGAAGATAGCCTTTCTGAACCATCCAGTGAAAAAGCGTGGAATAGAAACGGAGATGATTGTTGTATGTGAACGCCACGAAATTGTTATCCCTTTCCAAATCTTCCATAAAATCAAAGGCAGATGCTTTCGTGAATGCCGCGACAGGGGAACTCTCCCTGAATCCCTTGTCTTCAGCCCAGACAAGAAGCTTCTTCGCAAAAGTATTGTAGGAGCGCAACGTGTTCGCTTCCACTTCTTTCTCCTTCACCTTTATAAAATTGTTTACAGCATCCTTGAACTTGACAGAAGCACGTGGCGCTATCTTTTCCACAAGCGGGTTCCACCCCAACGACAGACGCTCGTTTAATGCCGCGACGAGCATCAGCGCAGCTCTGCGCCTTTCCCGGACAGACTTGATTCTATTGAACTTGATTTTGACACGTTTAAGTTTTCCTGTTGCCGGATTTTCGACATAAAAAAAGATATACCACTGCTCGCCTTCGTGGAGTTGCGCAGGTATGTATTCTTTATACGCGATGGGTTTGAAGAAAGACATTTTTTTTCTTTCGCACAACTCCAACAGAATCGAATATAAACTGCCGGTGGGGTGCGAAAGCTGTCCCGTTTCTGTCCCGTTTTTTGTGACAGATTTTTGTAATTTATTATCACCCCGAGAGTTACAGGGATTTCGTTGAGATAAGAGGATTTTAAGTAGTTAAATGTAAAATACTTTCTTTGTATTTTTGCATAAAATCATTAACATTTTGGCTATGGAAACAGGTAAAAAACAACTTCCGGAGGCTGAGGTTTTCTTCTCGGATGTGGAATTCAGGAAGGCGGTGGACGTGGCGGTCATCAGAAGAGCTTACGAGGACGCCAGCAAGGAAGTGAGCTCACAGTATGAAAGCAACAACCGGCTCAAGAGGATGAGCGGAACTCTGCTCGGATGGATTGTCGCGGCGCTGATCTCCCTTGCCGGCGCGATTGTCGCGCTCTATCCCGGTGGATGGTCGGTCGCACTCATCATGGCGGTCTATGCTTTCGCGGCGCTCTTCGTGCCGGCCGGGATTCTTGCCAGCAGTCTGCACTACAGAAACATATTCTACATTCCAGGGCACGCGCCGCGGTATTCTCTGAGCCGGCCGATGTGCGACTACATGAAGAAACTTCGTCCGGAAGATCAGGAGAAGATGTTTCTCATCCATATGCTCCAGAACAGGCAGACGGACATCGACGCCAACAATACGATACACATGCGGCATGTCAGAACCTACCGCGCCGCCATTATCTCCATCTTTTCAATCATCGGAGCCGGCGCAGTGCTTTTCATCTGCCTTGTCACAGCGCTGTAGGCAACGGTTCGCCCTTTTCCTGTATGTCACCGGGTCTTGCGGTGTCTGAAGGAATCGGAGGTGTCGGGATTTCATAATTTTCGGCCATAACGTTACTTTTTTAGAGTTTATCATTTACTTGCAAGGATGTCTAATAGTTGTTTTATTTGGGCGTCCTTCTCCTTTATTTGGGCGTCCTTCTCCTTTATTTGGGCGT